GGTTTTTTGGTAGAGAGCTCGGACTCTCGTGGGTGAAGAAAGCTGATCCTATTGAATGCGGTGGCCTTCGGGCCGCCGTTCGCAAGGCTTTTTTTGGTCACGATCTTACTGTTGTCCAGGAGTTGTCCCTTAAGACTGCCCAGAAGGCCGAGGATTCATGTTGTAAACAATGTGAGCCTAGGTTCTTAGAGAAAGTGGGAAATTGGAAAAGGAAAATGGCGGAGCCTGTGGAGGTGGATGCGGAGCACCTGAAGGCGTACAAGCGTGCGTTCAGGGCCAACGTTCCTGCTGGTTGGAATAGGACTAAGGTCCCTTTCGTCCCTAATGGTTCATCGGCTCGGATGCATGGTTGTGCGTCTGGCGGTAATTGGAATGAAGAACCTTTTTCCGATGAAGCATATCCTGTGCTGGTTTTCTCTTCTGGGAAACCCCGCATAGTCACGTGCTTTTCTTCTTTCAATTCTGAGACTTTGCATCATCTGCACACTTCGTTGTACTCCGTTCTTTCTCGTCGTGGCTGGCTCCTTAAAGGGGACCCCACCTCGGAGCATGTTGACAGCCTTAACGGCCTTGGTCCTTATCTCAGCTTCGACTACGTCGGAGCCACAGACAACATCAAGGTCGAGTACGTTAGGGCCGGTATCGAAGTCCTTATCGAGATGGCAGAAGGACTTACCGATGATGAAAGAAGGTGCATGGAAGTGATCGGATGTTTGAGGTTAGGATATCGCTGTCCTTTGATGGCTCCCCAGGAGGGAGATCCTGACTTTGGTCCTACAGAAGGGTTCTTTCGTGGGCAGCCTATGGGCAGCCTTCTGAGTTTCCCTCTTCTGTGTTTGACAAATAAGACCATTGTCGACATGTCCTTAACCGATTTGTTAGAACGCAAGGAAATTGGTTTTAATGAATGGACTCAACATAGATCGCTGATAAATGGGGATGACCTTCTAGTCAGAGAGCCCACCGCTACTTCAGATTTATCCTCAAGGATTATCTACAACGGTGGTCAAGTTGGTATGGAGACGAACACAGATAAGTGCTTGCGCTCTGACCATCTGGCTGAGGTTAATTCCACCCTCTTTGATCATTGTAAACATGTGAAGAAAACAAATGGAAAAGCCCTCTATATGAAGACAGATGTAGAGGATGTCCTAGGTCTTGCGTACGAGGCGACCACTACCCGTAAGGGTTTTGTTACCTGCGTGAGAGCCAACCTAGGACTACTTAAGAAACAGGAGGATAAGTTTGTGTGGAAGCTTCCCTTCCCTTACCAGCGGTTCTGCAGGCAAGACAAGAAAATAAACCGCGCCCTCCGTTTCGTCCCCCTGTCTAAGAAACTCTCTCTTGAGAATGCCTTTCCGGTCGTCCCTAAGCCTGATGGTTATGACCTCTTCCCTTCAGAAGAGCGAGCCATTATTGAGCGTAGGGTCCGCGACGTTAGGCCTGCCGTGTTATACTTGTATGACGACAAAATCAAGACAGAGCGCGAAATTAGAAACTGGAATAAGGAAAGAAAGGAACTTGGGCTACCGACATTCAAGAAAGATGAAAAAATAAAAACCGCTTACCGTCAGTGCTCTTGGCGCCGACTGGTTAGGCGGAGAAAAAAATACAAAAGAGAATGTCCTTAAAGTCCTCGCCGATTATTACCAGAATGAAGTTGCGTCACTCGGGAGTGAGGATGTTGATTGGGATCCTATAAATTTTGAACATGGCCCTGCTTCTGGCCCGTGTTCTCGTCCCTCTCGTATCCAACAGCTCTCTGACACAATCAGCCCTCCTAAACTGTGCGCTAAGACTCCAGTTCCTCTTGTCTTCAATTTTACGGTTGATACTGC